ACTCCGTATTTTTCAAGGTGAGACAGCTTTCCGAGATCATAGGCAAGAGAGTAAGCAGCATAGCCACCCTTATCTATGTTTGCCCATTTGTCTGCCTCTTCTCTGACTTCTTCCATGATGTAGATTGCATAGCATTTACTGCCGTACTTCTTCTCGTAGTTTACGTCTGAGAATCCGGCTTTTTCTGCTTGGTAGTCGACTGAGAGTTCGTAGTCGACTCGGGCTGGCTTTTGGTAGACTGCTGACCAGACGATTTCTCCGGGCGCGAACGATTCACCAATGCAAGACTCAGGAAGTATAGAGATTCCGCTTTCTCTCTCAACCTTTGGGACTCCGACTCGCTCAATGAGAGATCTAACGAATCCACTCGATCTAAATAATCCTTTTGCGATCTCGGCAATTGAATCTCCGGAAAGGTATCGTTCAACTGCTTCACGAATTTCTTCATTTGTTGCTCCTCGTCCGCGATTCTGCTTTTTACGTACTTCACGATACTCGATTTTATCTTGGTAATCATCAATGATTCTCTGGAGGCGCGTGGTATTGTATGCTATATTCAGCATATCGCACGCAACCTTCTTGGAAATAGGTGTTTCCCCATTCAACAAAGTTATAACTTTCGATATATTGCTTTCGCTCAGGTTCTCGTGGTCTTTCTTTTTGATCTTCCGTACCAAAGATTTTCTCCCAATTCTCGTAAAATTTTCTTGTGTTTTCTACTCTTGATCTACTGCCCTTGCTCACGAGGATCGTCTCCTATTGACATACGTAAGTACCAGATAGCTTTCTTTATATCTTGTACTTTGTTCTGTTTGTTGTTTGCTCTCCAAATGTATTTGAAAGCATTGAGGCGGCAGTACTCTTCAAATCCTTCTGTGGATGTTGTTGTCTTCATCGCATCAATACATTCTACATCATCTCGTCGGTAATGTAAAGGACTATTTACTGGGTCATGTACTTTCATTCTACGGCCTCGGCAACGTCAGGGAAGTGAGTTGCAATAATATCCCAGCACTGATCTGCAATACGCATATGTTCTTTCTGAGTGCCGTGACCCCGCCGCAGGTCGCAATAGTGAATCCACGAACGAAGAGTTCCGCTCATGTATAGCGTAGATACTGTATTACCTTCTGGTAGCACTGCACGGGCTTGCTCTTTTGCAATACCATTATCTAGTGCCCAGCGATACGCTTTCTTTGACGCATCTAGTACTTTTGCTTGCTTCATGTTCCAGTCTTCGTACAGGCGCTCGTGTTGAGACTTGTTTCCACCTTTACCAAAATCTTCAGAGTCTTCCAGCTCAATACTGTTCTGACGGTTGCTAGGATCTTGCAGGCGAGCTTCACGATAGTAAAAGTCTTCTGCAATAGCATACCGCTGGCTAAACTCTTGGAAACTAAAACTGCGGTGACGCAACATCTGTCGAGCAATATCTCGAGTGGTGCGAATTTCCATAGTAATACTTACCATCTCGAAGGGAGACCAGTGCCCGTGACGAATAAGGTATCGTAGCAGGCGTGGTGCGCTTTCGTGATGGTTTTGATTCTCTGGGTTACTTACTCGTGCTGCATAGGCTACCAACTCTTCTGCGGTATGGCAACCTGTGGCAATATTTGGCTTTGTCAGCCCTACTAATTCTACTCTACTCATTTCGCTGTAATCCTCTGTTCGTAGTCAGCAAGAGACTCATCCCACCAATCGGGAGTTGGTCTATGGCTCCAACTGGCGAAAGTAGCCTTGTCAAGATGATAATAATCACGGTAAGACTGTATTGGGTCATCATAGTTTTTGAGTACTTCAGGCATCGCAAGTCCAAACGTGGTGAACCCCACTCGTTTAATGTTGACTGGGTCAGGTAATTTGTTGATGACCTGCCAGAATGACTTGTGTTCTTTGCCGTAGCGATACCTAAATTCCTCTGCGAGAGCATGAGCATAGCACCATGTCCACTCGTAATTGTCTAGTGATGAGCGTGTCCATATCGTGCAGGGATGATTGTACATCATACCAAGATATGGGGTAAGTTGTCTTTCTTCGGGCTTGAGAGGTTTCTCAAGCTTTTTGTATTCATTGAGTACTGCGGCTTCATCTTTCTCGAGTGCTCGAGGTACGAAGCCGAGTAGAGTATCTACCCATATCGCAGTACAGAGTAACTGTGCGGCCTCGAGTATCATCTTGTTAACGTGCTTGTCAACGTGATACTCGGCGCACTTGTCTAAATCTTTATCTAAGTAAAATAAATTCATGAGAGTATTATACTCGTATCAGCAGTGAAAGTCAAGAACTAATTTCCGTTTCGTAGCTTATTAAGTATAAATTCAGGATCTGTAAACATATAAGGATCCTTCTCATGATTGTCTTCTTTTCCTTCTTCGATGAACCAGTCAGTAATGTGTCCATTATCTACAACTGCTGCATATCGCCATGAACGACGACCAAAGCCAATGTTGTCTTTGTCTACAAGCATTTGCATTTCTTCCGTAAATTTACCACTACCATCTGGAATTACTACTATCTCGTGAAGTTCGTGGTCTCGTGCCCAAGCGTTACATACAAACGCATCGTTTACTGTGATGCAGTAGATGTCGTCGATTCCTTCACAATAGATGTCTTCTGCCAAATGCTCGAAAGAGGGCAGTTGGTAGGTGGAACAGGTTGGCGTGAAAGCGCCCGGCAGGGAGAAAATAAGTACTCGACGCTTGGCAAATATATCCCAAGTAGATACATCTACCCAGTCAAAAGTACCGTCGTCATCCTGGCGTCGAGCCTTGAATACCACTGAAGGTACCATATCTGGTAAAGAACGCCAGTACCCTTTCTCTTCGTACTGGTCGCGTTCGTGTTCTGTGCAATAAATAGTCATTTATGCCTCGCTATAAGTTAAGTTTAAATCTGCGTGATGTTGTTCATCGCGTCGAATATAACGAACCATGTCAGACAGCTTAGCTTCTGGAAGTAGGTCGTAGTAGTCAATCGCGATTTGTGGTGCAGGCACGTCTTCTATACGGCCCGCTTCAATTTCCTGAAGGTAATCTGTGTAGCTTTTTACAGCTTCCTCTTCAAAGTAATGTATCATAAGATGTGCAGTTTTAGGTGCAATTAGATACAATACTAAATAGTAGTGCCAGAATATTAATTGTGCCAGTACGATGAGACCCCGCTCCAGCTTTGTAGGCTGTACTACTTCCATGAAAAACATGAGATGTTTGCGTTCATTCTCTGCTTCCGCCAACATCTCATGAATCTTACTGCCTTGTCCTTTCTTTAGTCCTCGAAGGCTCGAAAGGTGAGTTAACATTCCTGCAACCATTCCGGGCACGCCTGCAACAGTTTCTAGAACTATTGCTCTGTGCCCGTATCTTTTACGAAAGAACATATCGGCGGTAAACCGAAAGAACTTCGTCATAGATTTTGCTACAATTTTGTTAGACATTCTCAAGTCTTGCCATTAATCTTTCGGCTCGATTTCCCACTTGACGATGCCAAAGAGAGTCTCGGCCTTCTACTCCTGCTGTAGCCCAGTCGCCTACTTCGAGTGCGGCATTAAACTTCTTAAACTTTCCGAGTCGTGGACGTCCGAGGTTGAACATCATGTTCACGAGTATCTCTTGTACTTCTCCTGGAAAACCGCACCAGATGTCTGCACCATAGAGAGCTACACACTCGCTTACAGCCACATCGAGATCGCTGTTAAAACACTCGATAACTCGCTCGACTGAGACTGGCTCTCCGACGGCGTATCCGTGCTCTGGATCTGACTCAAGCACGAGATGTCCCACTCCGAAGGTTTTGTACCCAAGATGGTCCAAATAAATTTCATAGACAACTCCTTCATCAATCTTTAGCTGTTCATAGACGGCTTTTTTATTCATTCTTTGTCCTCTTTACGTTCGTTTGACGCTCGAATAAAACGCCATTCGTTTCGCTTCTTGTCGTATTCGTGTATCAAATATGCTCCTGATAAACCCATCATCAGTGTTCCTCGAAGCTCTTCGGCATCCCACTGATAGCCGGTTACGACTAATTCTTCTAAGTTTGGTCTGAGGTGTGGGTCTTCGGCTTCCTCTGCCATCGCTGACCCCGCTGCGATTAGTAAAATACTAACTACTACTCTTTTCATGTTACCCTTTATACTCCTTGTAGGAGGCTGTTTTTGTGGGCAACTTGGATATAGGTGTGGCCCTAACCTTCTTCGTCATCTACTTCTAACACTCCTGTGTCGATTAGATACTGTACTGTACCCTCGATACCTTCTCGCCGTCCAAGATGAAACGCAGTACCTGCGGCTCCGGACATACAAAGGGCGAAAACAATTAGTGCGGTGGTATAATCAAGCATACAAATCTCCTATGTATTTTCGTAGATGTGTATATTATACTGAAAAACGGGGGAGATGTCAAGAAATTTTTTCAGTTATGTCACTCATAACTACGTGTTATATTTTGCTACCAAAGAAAAATACTTCTTGACTTCCCGGACAGAATCACCTATAATATACAACATGAAAGAATATCAGAAGAAACCTTGGAATTCAGAAGAGCGCAACCTGCTCAGGAACAATTACCATTTAAAGAATGAAGCAGAATTGCTAGAAATGTTCCCAGGACGCACTATGAACGCTATTCGAAAACAAGTTTTCTATCTTAAAAAACGTGGTTGGACATTTATGAGACGAGGAGTAATTTAATGGCCAAGAAGAAAAGAATGGGTAAGTCAAACAGTACAAGCCAAGGTCTACGTCGTAGTAGCCGAGGTTGCCGATCACTTACTCCAATACAACGGTTGAGAAATCAACAGGAAGCATGGCTGAAAGGTAAGCGTGTTATGTTAGTAGTGAATGCTGCTGGCCACAAAGTAGAAGCACAAGCTGTTTGGGGTCTACCTCCCATGCTACGAGCAAAGGAAAGAAATGCCGAAAGTTAAGGTAAGAAACAACAATGTAGAGTCAGCACTACGAGTATTCAAGAAAAAGTGTGCTGACATCGTATGGGAAGTAAGACAACGAGAGTATTACGTTCCCAAATCAGAACGCAAGCGGCTAGCAAAGAAGGCCGCAATTTCACGAAGTAAAAGGAAGAAAAATGATACCAACTAATTTTGAACTTGCAGGTGATTTCATGGAGGCGTTTGGTCAGGAAGTCCAGGTTCATCCGACTTGGCCTGACTTCTCCACTCGTGAACTACGCCTAGAATTAATTCGAGAAGAGTATGAGGAACTGGAAGAAGCTATTGAAAATCGTGACCTCGTTGAGGTTGCCGACGCTCTCACAGATTTACTGTATGTTATCTACGGTGCTGGTCATGCATTTGGGCTTGACCTTGATGAGTGTTATCTCGAAGTTCATCGCTCTAATATGAGTAAACTCGGAGCAGACGGACGCCCTCTCAAAAGAGAAGATGGCAAAGTTATCAAAGGACCAAACTTCTTTGAACCAAATCTAAAAGATATTTTAGTAGAAGTATAATGGATATAGGACTACTCGGATTGCTCGCAATCTTCATGTGCCCCATGATATTTGGGGGAATCACCATGTACTATTCCCATAAAACAATACACGAAGAAACACTCAATAGGTGGAAGAAATGAAAAATTTACTATTAGTAGCAGTACTACTTGCGGCTCCTGCTGTAGCAGATGACCGCTTTGAAGATATTCGTCAGCCCTGGGTACAGTGTGCAGCGTGCCACGGTCCTCAAGGCCAAGGCGGCCTCGGTCCCAGACTTGCAGGGCAGTCGGCGGATGATATTATTCGCAAGCTACTTGCATACAAGCGAGGAGAAACTGTGGGCCCTCAATCAATGATGATGTGGCCTGTAGCAAAAGGTTTAACTGAGGGACAGATTGGCACTCTCGGTGTATTTGTCGAGCAAGAGCTATGATAAAGAAGCTAGGGTTCGCAATCTACGATTTCTATCAGTTCTTTTTTAGTCTGAAAGTAAATCCATTACGGCATATTCCGAACGAATTAGTACAATTTATACTGATGTTTTATCTATCCGTAATGTGGTCAGCAGTCTTTACATTCTGGGCAGGTTATACTTATATGTACGGCATCTATAGTGTGGGAGGGCATCTCATGGTTGTAGGAGCTTTCTTTATAACTGCTGCCATTTTTAAAGATGCAGAAAAGAATGGGCACTTGTGGGTGCAACGAAGTAAGATACCACCAGTACCAAAACGTCGTATTGTTTGGGACGTAGAAAAAGAAGGATAAGAAAAAGGGGCCGTAGCCCCTTTATTTTTATGTGATAAATACAGCTTTTGTAACTTCACATTTATGTGTTTTCTTCCGTGTTTTGAGTATCACGGTGGAACCTTTCTCTGGCTTTCCTCGTACCGAAACAGCCGTAGGTCTACTTGTAGTCGTGCAGCTTGTAACAAGCGCGTACTTCTTTCCTTGTTTTTCGACTACCACAATCTCCTGAGAATATGCTTGAGCGGTCATCAGTAACCCCGCCACGATTAGTAGATATTTCATTGTATTCTCCTATCGTCTCACGACGATCTCTATCGCTTCACAGCGCATTATGTTAAATTTTCACAAAATATAATATCATTTTGTAACAATATTGTAACATTTGATAGGAAGAAATGTCAAGGATTATTTTCTGGTGGAGCCTCGAAAGCTTGGTTCATTCTCTCCCATTGTGCCGAATAGTTACTCAAAGTCGCGTTGCCATCTTCATCAATGAAGCACCAGATGGGAGGCCGAAAACCTATTTTGAACTCCCACGCTTCTGTACGGAGCAGGCTTTCTTCCAGAATTTCTCCACGTCTGTCGCGCATCGCTCCGACCCCGCCGAGAAGATCTACTTCTTGACTACCGTAGGGATTCCATACTTCATTCATTAATGCAACGCATACAGCGATCATTCGTACCCGCTCCGACCCCGCCGTATCTTTTCAAGACGTTCTATCTCTTTCATTGCCATCATGTCTGACGCTTTCATACCCCAGACCCATGGTAGCAGTCCGTGTACTATGAGTACAAATGCTACTGACCATGCAAACCACAGATGCTCTAGATACGTCTCTTGTATCACTCTTAAATGTCTTAATCTACTGGCCATTCTATAATCTCCCATTCACCTTCGTAGTACATACCACTTTCCATTACGTACTCATATGCGCTTTCATAACTTTCAAAAGGCATATGAGCATTTACTTCGCCATTCAACTCAATATAGTATACAAAATCTACATGCATTCTATACATCGTCGTCACCTTCTCCACCAAGTACTAGCCATGCCAGTACGATAAGTACGCTACCAATTAATCCAATTACTTCTATCATGCCCACCACTCCTTCATAATTGCTACGGTTAGCATAAAAAATGAAACCGTGTTTAACATAATCAGTGCACGGTCTCTCCATATCACTGACACCCAAATCCATAGAATTATTCCTACCCACCCAAGGTAAAGATCGTACATTCTGTACTCTACACCAGCAGCACGCATCATTAACGATGCCATTACAAACATAGAAGCTACCCACTTGAGATACCAGTGAAAGTTATCTGGCCACCAATTTCGGTCTGGCTTCGATATTCCGAGAGCACGAATCATAGGATTTCCAACTCCGCCATTTCCTTCTTTTTTCAATTTCACACTCCAATAATACACTTTATTTTGTTTAGCTGACACTGCCGAATAAAGACCTCCATATACCTACTCAAAAACAATACTTTCTTTATGCCAAAAAGTGTGGTAAAATATATCATAAATTGATAGACAATAAGGTCAATCATACTTCTCACTAACTAACAGTGACGTAAGTATTGTTGTAGTAATTACTGCGTTTAGAGTTGAAGGCGTTAGCCTTTCCACTCGATACCCAGTATATTGCAAATAGCTACTTACGAACTGTTTCAAATCCCACCTCTAATTCACGAACAATCTAAGTGTGAATTACGACTAATCAATATGACCGGGATAATCAAATAACAATAAACAACGGTCATAACATTCAAACTGCTTTACTCAAAATTCGTTTCTTTTTTGTACAATTATGCCAAACCGAAATTTTTTTAAACCCCGTAATAATAATGCACAAATCTAAAGTAATTTGTTTCTAATTCCCTCAAATAATATGTAAAAGGGGTAGATTATAGCTCCTAGGCCACAAATTGCTGCTAGTACTAGAAACATTCCAGCCATACCGTAGATAAGCCACATTGCTATAGTTGGTAGTATTTCAATCATCGCTGTGACCCCGCCACCGCTTTTGACCACGCTATAGTGAAT